TTTACTTCTACTCCCTCTAGCGGTGGAAGTATTCAAATCATTAGAGCAGGGGATACTTCTGGTGTAGGTATCGATACCGCTTTTACAGGTTCTACCATCTCACTAAATAGTAAGACATATAACTTAGGTCAAGAATTTACCAGTGGACTAGCGAATCCAGAAGTTTCAAAACATACTGGTAATATTCTTTATGTTGATCACAGACCTGCGATTACGAGATCTCAAAATCAAAGAGAAGACATAAAAATAGTATTGCAATTCTAACGGATTATGCCACAGGAACTCAATCTCAATGTATCGCCATACTTTGACGATTTCAACAAAGACAATGATTACTACAAAGTCTTATTCAAGCCTGGGTATCCCGTTCAGGCGAGGGAACTGACTGGTCTTCAGTCAATCTTACAAAACCAAATAGAGCAGTTTGGAAATCACATCTTCAAGGAAGGATCTGTAGTCATTCCTGGACAGATTAGTTACATTGATAACTATTATGCTGTAGAGATTCAGTCAGAATATCTTGGCATTAATGTTTTAGCATATTTAAATGCTCTTGTCGGTAAAACGATCAGAGGAGAAAATACTGGGGTACGAGCAACTATCGTCTCTGTATTGAGCTCTGATGAGTCTGACAGAGGTAATAATACATTATATGTAAACTTCCTCGATTCTGACTATTTGACAGGAAGTTATCAAGCATTTGCTGATGATGAAGTACTTCTGATCGAGGAAGGACTTTTTGGTGCGAACGAGATTGCTGCAGGAAAGTCGGTTATTGTACAACCTGGTTCTGGATTTGCAGTAACTATTCCACTGAATGCAAATTCTGTTGGATCTGCAGTTTATTTAAATGAAGGTGTTTATTTCCTAAGGGGATATTTTGTAAATGTTCCTGAACAAACTCTTATCTTAGATCAGTATAATAACACTTCAAGTTATAGAGTTGGTCTTCAAGTTACAGAGGAAATCATAGATTCTGATGAGGATGAAACTTTAGTAGATAATGCTAAGGGATTTTCTAACTACGCTGCACCTGGAGCAGATAGATTAAAGATCACAGCAGATCTTGTAAAAGTTGATGTTGGTCAGAATGATGTAGAAAATTTTGTTGAACTTCTTGAAATAAGAAACGGTGTTCTGAGAAGTGTTATTCAAAACCCAGAATATAATATTCTGAATGACGAGTTAGCAAAGAGAACTTATAACGAGTCTGGTGACTACTATATTACCCAACCTACTGTTATCTCTAAAGAAACGCTCAACGATCTGAAAGGTAATGGTGGCATTTTTAATGCTGGAGAATCAACATATAACAATAATACTCCAAGTGAAAACTTAGGAACATATCAAATATCTCCAACAAAAGCAGTTGTAAAGGGATATCCTGTAGAAACTATTAGTACCACATTTGTTGATTTTCCAAAACCAAGATCTACAAGGTCAGTTTCTGCTCAGAATGTAAACTATGTTACAGGTCCAACATATACTCTGAATAGAGTGTATGGATCACCAACGGTTGGTGTTGGAACTGATTTTGTTGTCCATCTAATGGAATCTCGTAAAGGTGTATCTGGGATTGCATCAGCTGGCAAAGAGATTGGTCTTGCTAGAGTTTATGATTTTGCACTAGAAAGTGGATCATATGACACAACAACTCCAGACTTAAACGAATATGATATCGCACTTTATGATATCCAAACATATACGGAGATAACATTAAATGAAGCGATTACTCTTACAACTCCAACTTTTGTAAGAGGTAGATCTAGTGGTGCAACTGGATTTTTAAGATATAATGTTTCTGATAGTAAACTCCTTACTCTTTATAATGTAAGAGGAAAGTTTAGAGATGGTGAATCATTTGTCTTTGATGGCGTAGATAACACTAGAGTATCTGTAGCAACTACTGCTTATGGAACTGAGCAAGTAAAATCTATCTTTGCCACTGTTGGAGTTGCTGGAACATTTAATGCAGATGTTAAGCAGTCGGTATTGGCAAATGTTGGATTTGTAAGCATTACAGCAGCATCTGGTGGGGTTAGCACAGTAACTTCTACAGACTTTAACTTTGTTGGTATCGCAACTTCTGGAAGCACTGTTTCGTTTACAAATGCAGGTCTTTCAACTGTAACTCTTGCAAGAGTTGATAGAGTATCTAAAAACTCTCTTTCTATTGTCGGAGTAACCACTGTTATTGGTATTTGTGATGGTGCTCTTCCTGGAACAGCAATAAGTCCTAGCGACTTTAAGATCTTATCATCTTCTTTCCAATCTTCTACAGACAATACTTTATATACAGTGTTGCCTAAGAAAAATATTTCCAAAGTTGATATTGATAAATCAACATTAGTCATTAAGAGAAAGTTCTCTGTAAATGTAACTGATAACGAAACAAATACCATTCAAGCAGGAACAAATGAGGCATTCTTGCCCTTTGATGAGGAAAGATATCTCTTTATGAGAGATGATGGAAGTGTTGAGGAGTTAACATCAGATAAGTTTACATTTAACTCTTCAAATACAACCTTAAAGATAGAAGGATTAGCAAACTCAGATGGTGCAGCGTCACTCATTGCGACTTTATCCAAATCAGTAGTTACTGCAAAACAAAAGATTAGAAAGAAAGTAAATATTTTAAATATAAATCTTTCATCAGATTCTACATCTGGAATTGGTACAACTACATTTAATGATGGACTCACTTATGGTTCTTATCCATATGGAACAAGAGTTCAAGACAAGGATATTTGCTTATTGAAGTCAGATGTTACAAAACTCTGGGGAGTATTTGAATCCGATGATATTGAAAATGCAGATCTTCCAAATATTAATCTGACCACTATTAGTGGGGTAAATGCAAAGACCACGGACCTTTTAATCGGTGAAGAGTTTGAGGGTCAAACAAGTGGTGCGGTTGGTCTTTATTGTGAAAAGATATCTGATACTAAGATTGGATATATTCTTCTCAATCAGGAACTTTTCCAAGAGGGTGAAACTCTCAGATTCAAAGAAACTGGAGTAACTGCTACCGCAGAAATTGTAGGTAGGGGAGATAATGATATTACTTCAAACTATATTCTTGATAATGGTCAAAGATCTACAATCTATGATTATGGTAGAATCTTAAGAAAAGATCTTAAAGTAGCACCTTCAAAACGAATCAAAGTTGTTTTTGAAACTGCCGATTTTGCTTCTTCAGATAATGGCGATGTTATTACTGCAAACAGTTATAGTGACTTTGAATATAGAAACATTCCTAGAGTGAATGGTATTTCTAATGCGGATATTCTTGACATTAGACCAAGAGTATCTCCAGTTGCTACTGTAAATGTAGGTGATCTTTCTCCCTTTGAGTTCAGAGGAAGATCTGTTAGTGCGACAGGAAACTCTGTTCCAAATATTCTTGCTCCAGATGAGCAAATTAGGGTTGGATATTCTTATTATTTGCCAAGAATCGATAGAATATTCTTAACAAAAGATGGTGTTTTCCAACTTAATGTAGGAACTCCCTCAGACAACCCACAGTTACCAAATGCTATTGATAATGGTATTGAGGTTGCGAGGGCAACTCTTCCACCTTATCTTTATAACATTGATGATGTAGACATTGATCTCTTTGAGTATAAGAGATATAAGATGTCTGACATCAACAAACTTGATAAGAGACTTAGTAATCTTGAGTTATTTACAGCATTATCTCTTCTTGAAGTTGATACTGCAAATCTTCCAATCAAAGATAGAAATGGTCTTATCAGATTTAAGTCTGGTTTCTTTGTTGACGATTTCTCATCAACTAAAGCACAAAGAAAAGAAACTATTGTTAAAAATAGTATCGATATTGTAAATAGTGAACTCAGACCAGCACCTTATACAACTGAGATTGACCTTCTTTTAGGAAGTACTTCTACTATTGGCATCAATGGACCAGCAGATCCATTTGTTGATACTGAGTTTGTTTCGGATCTTCTTGGATCTGGTATTAAGAAAACGGGTCAACTGGTAACTTTGGATTATACAGAGGTTGCAGAAATTGAGCAACCATATGCTACCAGACAGGAAAAGGTTTCTCCACTTCGTACTTCTTACTATGGAGGCAGTATTGAGTTAACTCCTTCATCTGATGTTTGGGTTGATCAAACAACGGTAAACGCAAGAAACAATGAATATCTTAGCAACTATACTGAGTCACCAGAGCAACTTGGTGTAACTGACAAAGATAAGCAAACTGGATTCAACCCAGTTGTTTGGGGATCATGGGATACTTTCTGGTCTGGACTAGATGATGGATATTCTGCATCTGTTCTTCAGAACTATGATGTAGTGAATGATTATATTCAAACCTATAATAAGACGGGAACGACCTCTGTACAAAATGCTCGTAAGATTCTCAAGAACTTATTCGGAGACAATGCAAGTTCACAGATTGTCCCATATCTTCGTTCCAGAAACATTGAGTTTGTTGCTAGAAGAATGAAACCATTTACTAGAGTATATGGTGTATTTGAAGGACAAAATATTCAGAAATATATTGTTCCTAAACTTCTTGAGATTGAAATGATTTCTGGATCTTTCCAAGTTGGAGAAACTGTAGTTGGACTATTTGGAAGTAAGTTTGATATTAATGTTCCTTCTATTAAGTTTAGAGTTGCTCAGCAAAATCACAAGTTTGGTCCATATAACGCACCAACACAAATCTTTGGAGCAAATCCATATTCTAGAGAGTCTGTGATTCCTGGTGCATATTCTGCAACATCTACAATATTAAATATTGACACCTACAGTCTTTCGCAGCAAACACAAGGATCTTACTATGGTTGGGTGACAACTAATATGACTCTTAGAGGTCAAACAAGTGGAGCAGAAGCTGTCATTACTGATGTGAAACTCCTTACGGATCAAAAGGGTGTTGTTATTGGATCACTCTTTATTCCAGATCCAAGTGTAACATCAAATCCAGCATTTGAGAGTGGTGTTAAGACTTTCAAACTCACTAGCAGTAGAGTTCTTTCTCAGACATCTGGTGTTCCACTTACTAGTGCTGAAGAAAAGTTCTATTCAGTAGGACTCCTGAATAACACTCAAGAAAATCTTACATCTATTCGCCCAGTAAGATCAGAAACTCAAAATCTCGTTGATTTTGTTGTTAGAAAGAGTGGAAATTCTTCAGTTGTTTCTACAACTATTCTTGGAAAGAATAGTCCGTCTACAAGTCCACTTTCTGGTGGAACAACTCCTTCTGCTGAACTACAAGGAACTCAAGGAGTAACAGGTGCTCAAACAAGTCAGTTTGTATCTGGTATTCAGGGAACAACTACTTCTGTTGGTTCTATTGTCCCAACTGCATCACCAACTACTCCATCCTCTGTTGCTCCAGGAGCTTCAGAGGTAACAACTGAGTTCTTTAGTGTTACAACATCACCAACAACTACTTCTACAAGTTTAAGTCCAACTACCAGTCAAACTGTTGAGATCAGTACTACATTTGTTTCTACACCAGATGTAACTCAAACTCTTGGATCTTCTTCAGACAGTAGTTACTAAATAAGTTAGATAGACCGAAACTACCCAGTGATATCTAAGAAATGAAACTTATAGATCCTTTAGCCCAGTCTTTTTATGTAGAACCAGACAGTGGTATTTTTGTAACTTCGATTGATTTATATTTTTCTGCAAAGGACACCACGCTTCCTGTTACTGTACAACTGAGACCTATGTCTCAAGGATTGCCTTCTCAAGAGGTATATCCATTTAGTGAAGTGGTTCTTGAGCCAGGACAAGTTAATACTTCATCTGATGCGAGTATTGCAACCAAAGTTACATTCCCTTCTCCAGTATATCTTTCTGGTCAAGAGTTTCACTCTGTATGTGTTCTATCAAATTCAAATAACTACAGAGTTTGGACTTCTAGGCTTGGAGAGGTTGATATATCACTAAGTTCTGGTGAGGAGGCAAGAGAGGTATTTGTTACTCAGAGTCCTTTATCAGGGAACCTGTATAAGGCACAGAATGGGTCATCATGGTTCCCAAGTCAATATGAAGATCTAAAGTTCACTCTGCGTAGAGCTGAGTTTGCTAATAATGGTAATATTAATTTCTATAATCCAGAGTTGAGCGAAGGTAACGAAGAAGTAGCAACCCTTATAAAAGACCCTCTTATTACAAACTCAAGAAAAATCAGAGTTGGTTTAGGAACTACGGTTTCTGGATCCTTTGTTGCTGGCATTCAAACTGGATTAACGATAAGTCAAACAACTACTAATGCAACAGCAACATTAGTTGGATTTGCTGGTTCTGCAACTGGCGATTTAACCATTACAAACGCAGGTATTGGATATTCTACTGTTAGTGGATCAGCAGTTCATACTGGGGTGAGTTTGGTATCTTTGACTGGAAATGGCGAAAGTGCTACAGCAGATATTACTGTTACTAATGGAGTCGCAGTAGCAGCTACAGTTGTTAATGGTGGAAGTGGATATGTTGTTGGAGATCTTTTAACAGTTAGTGAACTTAGCAGTTCTACTATTGGTAGAAATATGCAACTTACTGTTGCTGATACTTATGGTGACAATACCTTGATTCTTGATAAGGTACAAGGAGATTTCTCTATTGGCGCTGGAAATACTATTCAGTACACAACCACATCTGGTGTTATAACCATTGCAACTGGTATTGCAGCAAGTTCGGTTTCAGTTTCATCTGATGGACTTCACATTAAAGTGAATCACAGAAATCATGGAATGTGTACAACTCATGGATCAGTTGTACTTTCTAATATTATTCCAGATTCAGCACCTTCAAGGTTGACAGCAGCATACGAAAATACATCTACGGTTGCGATTTCTATTGATGGAACTTCAGATTTTGGTGTATTTGAAGGTGTTGGTGTTGGGTCTACAAATCCAGGATATGCAATCATTGGCGATGAGATTATTTCTTATGAAAATATTGTGAATAATCAGTTAACTGGAATAACTAGAAATATTGATGATACTTTATCATACACTTATCCAGTTGGAACAGAAATTCGTAAATATGAAATGTCTGGTGTCTCCTTAAGAAGAATCAATAAGGAACATACTTTAAGCAATGTAACTGTTTCCAATCCTCTTGATTTAGATTACTATCATGTAAAACTTGATATGTCTACTAATGGCATTGATAGAAGTGTTGGAACAAGTTTCCCCAAGTTATATCTAAATCAAACAAAATCAACTGGAGGATCAAAGGTAAAAGCAACTCAAAATATCATCTTTGAAATCGTAAAACCAGTTGTACAAACAATGACTGTTAGAGGAACGAATATTAGTTCTTCCATCAGAACAGTAACTGCTCATACAGTCGCTGGAGGAGAAACCCCATATGTTGATCAAGGATTTGAGTCTATTAGTCTTAAGAAGTCCAACTATTTGACTTCACCAAGAATGATTGCTTCTAAGGTTAATGAAACTAATGATCTTTCAACATTACCAGGAAACAAATCATTCACAATGAACATGAATCTATCAACATCAGATTCTCGCGTTTCTCCTGTTATTGACCTTGATAGAGTTAGCGTAATTTTAACATCAAATAGGATCAATAATCCTATTTCTAACTACGCGACTGATCAAAGAACATCAACTTTATCTGAGGATCCTTCAGCGTTTGTTTATGCCACAAAACCAATCGCTCTTGAAGTTCCTGCAAATGCGATTAAAGTTTTGTTCTCTGCATATGTAAACCAATCTAGTGATGTTCGCGTATTCTATGCGATTCAAGAAGAACCATCGGATGAGCCAGTTTACTACCCATTCCCAGGTCATGCAAATATTGATACTAATGGTGTAGTTGATATTTCCAATAGTGATGGATCTTCAGATGTGAGTGTTCCTAAGACTGATACTGTTGGATTTACTCAAGAAGAGTTAATCTACCGTGATTATGAGTTTACTATCGACGAACTCCCATCATTCAGATACTTTAGTATCAAAGTGGTCGGATCTTCAACAAATCAAGTGTATTCACCAAGACTTAGAGATCTCAGAATCATTGCTCTTGCTTGATTATGAACTACTCTAAAGTTGAAGGATTTAATAACCTTGTGAGAGACGAATCTTCTCATGCGGTTATTAACACAAACTATAATGAATACCAAAAGTATTTGAATGAAAAGGAGAAAAAGAAAAAGGAAAGTGAAAGAATCTCTTCTATTGAAAATGACATTTCTGGATTAAAATCTGATGTTAATGAAATCAAAAATCTCTTAAAACAGATTGCAAAAGGATTATAGATAATATAGGGAGACTGCAAACATGGCACAACCATCCACAAGACAAGGGTTAATAGATTACTGCAAAAGGCAGTTAGGATATCCAGTCCTAGAGATCAATGTTGCTGATGAGCAAATTGATGATCTTGTTGATGATGCTTTGCAGTATTTTCACGAAAGACATTTTGATGGAGTATATCCAACATTCTTAAAATATCAAATCACACAAGATGATATTGATAGAGGTAGAGCACCAAATACTAGTTCATCTGGACTAGTTGGATTGACAACAGATCACAGTGTAGGCATCACAACTCAGTTTGCATGGAAAGAAAATGCAAACTATCTTTATATTCCTGAATCAATAACTGGTGTTACTAGAGTTTTCCAGTTTGATGGAAATAGTAGCATTACAAACAATATGTTTAGTGTTAAATATCAGTTGTTTTTGAATGATATTTACTATTGGGGTTCGACAGAACTCTTGACATATTCTATGACAAAAACATATCTTGAAGATCTTAACTTTTTAATCTCCACACAAAAACAGTTTAGATTCAACAAGAGACAAGATAAGTTGTTTATTGATATTGATTGGTCATCTCTTTCGGTTGGAGACTACTTAGTCATTGACTGCTACAGATTGTTAGACCCAACTCAAAATACTCAAGTTTATAATGATTCATTCCTCAAGAAATACTTAACCGCTCTTATAAGAAAGCAATGGGGAATGAATATGATGAAGTTTACTGGGGTTAAACTTCCTGGTGGAGTAGAGCTCAATGGTAGACAAATGTATGATGATGCAATGCGAGATTTAGAAGAAATCAAAGAAATGATGTCAAGCACATATGAACTTCCCCCATTAGATATGATCGGTTGATATTATGGCACTTAATCCATTTTTCTTACAGGGTTCACAGACTGAACAAGGACTTGTTCAGGATCTTATCAACGAACAGTTGAGGATGTATGGTGTTGAGTGTTATTATCTTCCAAGATCTTTTAATACAATTAAAACCATTATGGAAGAAGTTACTTCTTCCAGTTTTAATAATGCAATACCATTAGAGGCATATGTAGAAAACTATGATGGTTATGAAGGTCAAGGAAGCATAATGTCTAAGTTTGGAATCCAACCTATGGATGACCTTACTTTAACCATTTCAAAAGAGAGATTTGAACAAAAAGTTCAACCAGTTATTAAAAATGATCCTGTTGGAATCCTTTCAACTCGTCCAAAAGAGGGAGATTTAGTATATTTCCCTCTTGGAGATAGATTATTTGAGATTAAATTTGTTGAGCACGAACAACCTTTCTATCAACTCCAAAAAACTTACACATATCAGTTGAAATGTGAACTCTTCCGTTATGAAGATGAGGTCATTGATACTGGCATTCTTGAGGTTGATGATAATGTTGCAGAAGAAGGATATATTCAAGAACTTTCTCTTGTTGGAGTTGGAACAACTGCTGAGGCAGTAACAACACTGGTAAATGGAGCAGTTCAGCAAATCTTTATTAATCAAGACGGTAATGGATATACATCACCACCTCGTGTCGTGATTGGTAATCCTGTTTCTGGTGGAACAACCGCATACGCAGTTGCTATTGCTGCTACAAATGGTGGTGTTGATCAGGTTCAGTTGATTAATCCTGGTGCTGGATATACCAGCAATCCAGTTATATTCTTCTTCCCAACATCTTCTGGAGGAGGATCTGGAGCTGGTGCAACAGTTGGCATTACTTCAAGTGGTGTTGGTATTGTTACTGTTACCCAAAAAGGTGCTTATTATACATCTCCACCAACTATTACTTTCAGCGATCCCCCTGCAGGCATTGGAAACACAAGAGCAACTGCAGTTGCGATCATGGGAGGAACTCAAGTCCAAAGCATTCGTATTACAAATGCTGGTCGTGGTTATACTTCTGCACCAACTATTACTATTTCGGCACCAGCAACTTCTGGTCTTGGAACTTATATTTTCAACGAAGAAATTATTGGAACTGCTTCAAGTACAATCGGTCGTGTCAAGAGTTGGGATCCAGCAACAAGAATCGCAACTGTTGGAATCGTCACAGGATTCTTCCAAGTTGGAGAAACTATTCAAGGTCTTGAGTCTGGTGCTACTTACAGACTGGAAGTTCAAGAGACCGACAATGTTATTGATGAATATAATCAGAACTTAGATATTGAGACTGAAGCAGATGGAATTCTTGACTTTACAGAAAGAAATCCATTTGGAGATGTGTAACTTTGTTAAATAGTTAGTAAATAGGAACATTATACCATGTTTGAGTATTTTTATCACCAGATTTTGCGGAAGACTGTAGTTTCTTTCGGAACTCTGTTTAACAACATTCTCATTCGCCATACTGATGGTACTGGCAATGATATTAGTGTTATGAAAGTACCATTGGCATATGGTCCTACAGAAAAGTTTTTAGCAAGAATACAACAGGCAGCAGACCTGAACAAACCAGTTCAGTTGTCTTTGCCCAGAATGTCATTTGAGTTTATTGGACTCACATATGACCCAGCAAGAAAGGTTACTACAACTCAAGCATTTAAGGCAGTAAGAAATCCTGGCGATAAAACTACAACTAAAAAAGTTTACATGCCAGTTCCTTATAACATGAGATTTGAGTTGTCAATCATGGCAAAGAAAAATGATGATTGTCTTCAAATCATTGAACAGATTTTGCCGTATTTCCAACCAGCATATACAATGACAGTTAACTTGATTTCTGACATTGGTGAAAAGAGAGATATTCCAGTTGTTCTCGATGGAATCTCCATGAGAGATGATTATGATGGAGACTTTAATACTAGAAGGGTTTTATATTATACTTTAACATTTACCGCTAAAACATATCTGTTTGGTCCTGTTGCATCTGCAAATGGCGTCATTAAGAAGGCAACTATTGACTACATGACTGGAGTTGATCCAAGTCAAGCAAGAAGAGAGCAACGCTATAGTGTTACTCCTCGTGCTGTTCGTGATTATAATGTCGATCAAACAACATCAATCACTGAAAATCTCACTAAAACAGAAACTATTATTGATGTAAGTAGTGTAAGTGGTCTTTCTGAAAAATCCTATATCAATATTGATGGTGAGCAAATGCGTATTAAGAAAATTGATGGAACTAAGATTGTGGTCGATAGAGCACAAGACGGAACAGAAGCAATGGAACATGCCATTGGTGCATATATTAATGTAGTGAATACTGATGATGATGCATTGATTGAAGTCGGTGATGATTTTGGATTTAATGAAACATTATCATTCTTCCAGGACTTTAAAGAGTATAGTCCATCTCAAGGGGAGGACATCTGATGAAAACTGAAAGTTTAGATGAAGTTTTTAATGTCTCTCCTGCAGAAATTGTAAAGAATGATGTTGAAGAACCAGAGATTATAAAGAAAATCAAATCTGAAAAAAATGATATTCAAAAAGACTATGAATATACTCGTGGCAACCTCTATTCTTTGATTGAAAAAGGACAAGAAGCAATCAATGGTATTCTTGAGCTTGCACAAGAAAGTGAAATGCCAAGAGCATATGAAGTTGCGGGACAGTTGATTAAAAATGTTTCTGATGCAACTGATAAGTTGATGGATCTTCAAAAGAAGCTTAAAGATATTGAAGATGAAAAACCAAAAGGTCCAACAAATGTTACAAATGCACTTTTTGTTGGGTCAACAGCAGAACTTCAGAAATTACTAAAATCTAAAGACCTAAATAATCAATAAAACCATAAATCATGGCAGCTAGGTCAGTTAATCTAACATTAGAACAGGGCACTGATTTTACAACAACATTTACCATCAAAAACCCTGATGGCACTGTTCTCCCATTGACTGGATACTCAGCTGTTGCGAAACTTGGTAAACACCCCTCGGCAACTTCCACCACTAGCTTTTCTACTAGTATCACAGCATCTACAGGAAAAGTTACTCTCACAATGGGCAATGCAGTTACTGCAAACTTAGAACCAGGGAGATACTATTATGATTGTGTGATTGAAAGTAGTGGTGGAAATAAAACGAGAGTTATTGAAGGTATGGTTTTAGTCACCGCTGGTTTAGCATCCTAATGGCAGACTACGATATTACACTAGATACTACTTCACTAGATATAACTCTAGATAAAGATAGTTCTTTAGTTGAAGGTGGCAGTCAGTTTGACGCAACTCTATCCGAGACAGAAGTGGCAAACAAATTCACAGATCTTACAGATGTAAGTATTAATCAAAATAATCTGGATGCAACAAGAACAAACTATGTTGTTGTTTATGATAATGCTGTTGGAGCATTTAAGTTAGTCGATCCTGATCAAGTTTTGATTGCAGCTGCGTCTTCCATTGGAAATGTGGGATATGTTGGTCTTCCAACCTCGTTTATTAGTCAACTTGACAAAGATCTTGATCAAAAAGTTGATCTTGATGGTGGAAGTTTTTAGTATTTTATTTAACGCTATATTATAAATCGATAAATACTACTAAAAGGTAAAGTATAGAAATGGCAGCTCCAGTTCTACAGTTTAAGAGAGGTCTTTTAGCTGACCTTCCAGCTCTGAGAGCGGGTGAGCCTGGGTTTGCAACTGAT